GAAGTTCTCCTTGCCGTGCTGCGATGATCTGTTCCATCTCCGGGATGAGAGATGTGTAGCCTTCCATCTTTGCGATGGTCAGGTACAGGTGCATGTCGAAGAGTGTCGCGTCTTTGTAGAGAGCGATGTCCATCAGCTTGCCGATAGGCTCAGCGTCTGCCATGAGTCTGGACTCCTTTAAGATGAGGTACCCGGTGGGGTAGGTACGTGAGGACAGCATACCAAAAAAAAAGGGCAGCACTACTGGCCTGTAGTGCCACCCTTAATTGCAGCATGCCGCTTTAGAATTGTATTATTCTGAACCTCTACAGACCGTCGTCTGGCAGGAACAATAGCTAGAACGGTGCGGGCATCGCGAATGTGCAGGAGCTACCTGTCATTAAATAGACACCGGCGAACTGCGTTAGGTGGACCTGACGTTATGGGTTTGTACGCCCCCCCTTCAGGCCAGGTCCACACCTAATCCTGAAGGTTCAATAGTCAAAGCAAGAAAAAAAAAGAAAGGGTTGCCACCTTAACGGCGGCGCTCCCGACGCCGGTAAGTGGCACCACGATGAGCAAGGAATAACAAGAAGAAGAACACCTGCTTCCAGTGAACTGAGGATGAGACCTACCGCAGCAGATCTCATCCTCGCTCAGTTGATGGTGTGATTACTTGTTGAAGAGAACACTATCCTTGACGTTGAACTTCTTACGAATCGCAAGCAACTTCTGGATCTTTCTTCGATTCGCATTGATCATGTCTGAGTAGACCTTCGAGTCTGCTTCTGACATTTCAACCCAAGCTTGAACGCCTTCATCCCAGTGAAAATACAACTTGTAGTTCATCCAGTCCATGATCACTGGTGACACATACGCATCACCCCACTGATCGAAGGTGTGATCTTCTCGTTTCATCTCTTCGAGTTCTGCCCTGGCGTCGTACTCATCTTCACGATAAGTGATTGGGTATCCGGGTTCGCTCCAGATCATCCACACAATTCGCTGTCTGAACATACGTGGTGTCTCACTTGAGATTTGCGGCATCGATTTGATTCCTTGCAATTGAATACATGTGATGAGCTGAGACATGTGGGACTTGAGTCTCAGATACTGTGAGCTTCCCCCTTACGTATGGAGGAAGCTCGCCGTAGGTTTTGAACGCTGAGTTTGATGATGCAATCTGGATGGGTAGTCCATCGATCTTGATCATCTTGAAGTGAACCATCATTCCATGCTCTCGGTGATCTCTGCGATGTCGAGTACACGCTGTTGGCGTTCGAACTCACGCCATTCGGATTCCTCGTGGTCACGCACTGCACAGGTGATCTTGTCGTGTCCGAGCAGAGTACAGAATGCGATGATGGTGTTGCCGATCTTGAGACATTGAGTGACACTGAAGTCAGGCATCTCAGTGCATTCATTGGTCGGAAGCGTGAGTTCCTTGTTGACTGCACTCCACAAGATGATGTCGGCCTGCTTCTGAAGCTCCAGCGATTGACGTGAGTTGAACTGATATCCCGTCGGTGATCTGACTGCATCCAATGTGTGATTGGGATGCACTCTGATGTGGATGTCAATGCAACCTTCAGCTCCAGCTCCGATGTCCTCCAATGTGAACTGATCAGGCTGAATCACCTGAAGAAGATGCTTGTCGTTGCCACGCCAGTTCGAGCTGACTTCTTCTCGAATGATGTCGTCAGTCGTGGCTGCCTCGTGGTACTCGAACTTACGCTCACTGCTGACATCGCCAACTGAGCCTGGTGTGATGTCCATCGATCGAGTGTCATCTTGATGCCACATGATGATGCTCATGGTCTACCTCCGTGTGGGGGGGAGATCAACGTGGGATGCTGACCTCCCCCCTGATGTGTGAGTGCGATCACTTGACGTGGTTGGTGATCGGATCCGGTGCCGACTGTCCTTCGGGAGTGGACTCAAGCTCACGCTGGGTCTCATCGTCGGCAGTCGACTGAAGCATCTCAACGTCCTCGTCGATGTAAACGAATGCACTCAGACACTTGCGTGCCCACTCCTCGTACTTCTTCTCAGTGGTCCACTTGAGACTGGTCTTGAGGTTGAGCAGTCCACCCGATCGACCCTTGGTGAAGTTGTATCCCGACTGCTTGATGCCAGTCTTGCTGACATATGAGCTGAGCACGACATCCTGGTTGACGCGGATCACGGTGCCTTCGCATCCCTTGAGACAGAGATACAGTTCCTTGAAGGTCGGCTGGAACTCAGGCTCACCGCATGCGTGTGCGATCGCGTTGCCGTACACCAGTCCCGGTACGACAGTCTTGGTGTGAGTCTGCTTCTCCGTCTTGATCGTGATCTTCTTCGAGATGCCCTCGTTGAAGTTCTCGACCACGGTGTCCGATCCCTTGATGTCCATGTCACGGAACCTCACTGTGATGTTGCGGTTGCCGTTCGCACTGAGGGATGTGCTCACGTTGGTGATGACGAAGTTGGGTCCGACCGGTGCGATGAGGTCCGCCTGGTCACGTGCTCCGAAGCCCTTGGGCATGGTCATTTCAGTTCCTTTCAACTGAAATTGATATGAGATGAGAGTCAGGTACGACACCCAACCCCCACAAGAAACAAGACCACCAGAGAAAACTCATCTGCTCCGGCGGCCCCACCGGACCGGCGAGCAATGAGAAAAACGCCTAAGCAAAGGACAAAGGGCCGACACACAGCAACGACAATCGAGGAATAACAAGAGGGAACCCATTTCTCCACCGGCGGGGGACGGGAACGATGTCGATGGGAGCGCATGAAAAGAGGGGACGACCGTGTTGGCCGTCCCCTCGCTCATTGCCTACCCGCCGAATCAGAACGCGGCGATGGCGGTCCAGACGAACTTGCTGGGCTCGTCCGGAGTGCCGAGTGCTTCCGATGCCTCGGTGAACTCGCTGCTCGCGGGTTCCACCTGAGTCCACGCACGGTCATCTGCGAGTTTGCAGACGATCTGCGATGCGAGTGAAGTGTCTCGCGTCTCGCGGTCTTCACCGGTCTGTGGGTCGATCCACTTCCGCACTCGTCCCTCGCGGGGGACACGGCTGAGGTCTTGGAACTTCGCCCCGTTCGAGAGTCCACGGACTACTCCGCAGAAGAGTTCCGCGAAGATGGGTCCGAACGTGGTCTGGAACTCCACTCTGCTGAGATCCACCGCCGCGAACTCACACGTCGGACCGGTGAGATCCGACACGATGGCGATCGACTCGCCCGAGGGGTGGGTGAACAGAGAAACGACGGACGGCTTGGTCTTACTGGGCATGCGGTTTCCTTTCATCGCAGTGCCAAAGAAATCGCAGACAGCACCAACACATTGTCGGGGGTCTGCGCCCTCAAAGACCCCGACATGTAACCACCACATCAAACAACTGGGATGGGCCGACGAAGCAGAAAACAGCAGAGTGAAGACTGAAGCAAATCCGGCATTACCCGTTGGTTTGTCTGACCACGATCATGGAATAACAAATGGTCCCCCCTCCTGCATGGACGCTGGAGGAGTTGACGCTCACGTTCTGTCCTACTGGTATGGCGGTACCCCCCGGAGCCCCCTCGAACTCTCTTTAACCTCCAAATGAAAGGCCGTTCCGCTATCAAAACTTTTGGCAATACCACGGCTGTACCAATAGGGGTGGTATAGGTAATCCTGCTTCTTGGCCCCCCCACGTCGGTCTATACCATGGGTGCCATGGATACCACGTAGATTTGTATCTCTCTACTACCCCCCTTAACCCCTCTACTTTTAGAGAGATATGGTATTAGTGGTACCTCTCTTCAGATCGGGCCTACAGGCATTAAAAAAGGGTACCGGAGGAACCATGTCCTCCGGTACCCACCTGGTACCCCCCGGTACCTTTACCGCGACTTGAGCTTAAGTCCTCTCAGTCCCCTCGCCCCGCCGTTCTTAAGCCTGAACTTCAGGATGTTCCAAGTCGAATCCTGAAGCAGCTTGTGAATGAACTGGGCCTGTGACACCTGAGGAATCTTCAGGTTCTTGGACCAGTTCTTCCAGTTCTCATAGACCACCTTCGTACCGACAAATGCACCTTCTGACTCTTCGAAGAGATCCTGTAGGAACTCGTCGTAGGGATTGTTGACGGTGGTGTACTCTTCGACCGTCTCCTGGGCCGCATCCGGCATGATGAACTTGAGCCGGGGATCTGTTTCCCGCTCGAGATCGATTGCTCCTTGAACTGCCCATCGAGCGATGGACGGAAGCTCCTTGAGAAGCTTTGCCAGCAGGCCGTAATCTTCTCTACCCAGGAAGGAAACCGTGAAGGGGAGAACAACCATCTTGCTGGACAACCCCTGGCCCTTGTTGGGGAGCTTCGGGATCTCGTTCGCCTGCATGATGGGGACTGCATCCACCGTCACATTCCGCAGAGGGGGCTCGTATTTGCGGTTAATGCTGATGGGGTCACGGCCCACGATGCTCTTCAGCACACGGCAGGCCGCCTCCCCCTCACGGTTAGAGATCTCAGAGACCTCATTGATTGCCATGACCCTGGCCTGTTCGATACCCCAAAGCCCGAACTGCCCTGCAATGTCTTCGAGGCAGGTACCCATGTAGCCTTCTCGCATCAGGGCCTTCAGCACGGACATGATCGTGCCCTTGCCTCCCCGGATCTTGCCGTAGAACAAGAACCACTTGGCATATTCGCGGTGGGGTAGCAGGCAGTACCCAAACATCCGCTGAAGCAGTGCGATCCACTTCTCATCTCCACCGCTCCACTCTTCCAGGCACCGCAACCAAGTGTGGGGGGGTTCTTCTCCAGCGTCCCAGGCGACGGGCAGCACATGGGGATCGAACCATGCGTCGGTCCGTTCCATCATTGCTTCAGTACTGCAATCCAGCACGACATCGGAAAACGAGATCGAGTGTCGAGGTGGGGGGGAGTCGTCATCACCCATCCACACGGGCACTTTTTCATTTGCCAGTGTGGCAATAGCCTGCAAAGCCCGAACAACATTCTGCACTTTGGAGAGGTTGGGTGCGAACCTTTGCTGTGACACCACTCCGTTGTTGATCGTTTGATAGGTCAGGTTCTCAAGTGCGTTCCACAGGGACGACTCCACCCACTCAAGGGTACGGGGCTTCCATTCCTCTCCGTACCACTCATAGAAAACCCCTCTCCAGTACCACAATCCATTGCGATTGTTTGGAGTAGAAAACTTAGTACGCATGAGATGACGAGCCACTTGCATCGGCTCTGGTGAACTAAGCGTTTGTCCCGCTTGTATATTGGTCATGTGTAAAAGGTCCAGGGGTACATTAGAGAGTATCACAAAATGACGCTACCCGCAACTCCACAGCCTCCAAATCAGCCCAACGCAAACGCAACCAACTTGACGAGTTCAGTTCCGTCAATGGGAAGTGCGTACAACAACCCTGCGCAATTCTTCCAGCAGTTGTCAGGGTTTATTCAGGGTGAAGTGGCCCAAGGCGTTTCGAGAAAAGCCAAGGAAATGCGTGAGTTGTCGGGCCTTACGGAAGGTGGTGCATTTGCAGGCGGCACCATTGAACGTAAGAAGGGCGGACGTAACGTAAACGCAGTCAGCTCTGGTCCTGAAAGAGTTGCTCGTCGTGCTCGTGCACGCCAGGCAATCATTGAGCGGAACCGAGAACGCAAGGCCGCTCGAGCTGAGGGCAGAGAAACGACTCCGGACGAATCACCTCGTCTTGAAGACAAGGCTCCTGCTTCGCGTCCTCCATTCTTGGTTGAACGACCAAAGCCGGGTGACCTTGTTCGTCGGCCTCCCGAAGAAATGATTGGTGATACAGGAATCATCATTCCTGACCATTTGACTCCTGAACAAAAAGCACAAATGCAGGAGGACATTAATAGATCTCTTGCCATGCCTGGTACTCCTGTGCAGCCCCGCGCTCCTGAGCCTTCAGGACAAATGATTGGTGATACAGGTGTAATTATTCCTGATCATCTGACTCCTGAGCAAAAAGCACAGATGGAGCAGGATGTCAATCGGTCTCTTGCAGCGCCGAAACCGTCTCATTATCGAGGATCGCCTATTGGTCCTCAAAGATCAGGTCCTCCGCTTGATGACGAAGCTCGTCGACAAGAGCAAATGGCGATTGATATTGCTCGTGGCCAGGAAGCTAATCGACAAGAAGGAGCTAACCGAATTGCAGTTGGTCCTTACTTGCGGCGTTACGAAGGAATATCTGATGCGGAAATGGATCAAAGGCGAGCAGATCAAATGGCGTTGGACATCAGTCGCTCTCAGACGATGCCATACAACGACCAAGATCCCGGTGCTCGAGACGTTGAAGTTCTCCTTCGCCAGCTAGGAGAGCTAGGAGTAGAACAAGGCATCAACAGTGGTTTGCCTCCTGCACCAAACGATGCTGTCCGTGCTCCTACAGGTGATTACCAATACATGGGTCCGTTTCCTGAGGACTACTACTTTCAGCGAGGAACGGCTCCCCCGCTAGATCTTCCATTCGGAAGCAATATTGACAGGATCATGATGCCTCCAAGGCTTCCTGACATTCCTCGATCTCCTAGTGAGGCGTATTTCGATCCTCGAGATGCAAGACGCCGTCTTATTGATATGCCTGGAGGACGACCTGACATTCCGCCCATGTTCCTACCCCCAACTGGTCCAGTTCTTATGCCCGCGAGATATTGATAGGGGGTAAAAAATGGACTTCCCAATCTTTCAAAACGCTGCCTCAATTGAAGCAGCCAACGCTCTTGCTGATTCTGACGCAATCATTGAAGGGCTTATTAAAGAAGGCAAGGTTGGAGTCCTTGAGGCTTTTCTTCAGAAGCAGGTAACGCTTGAAGAGGAAGCCCAAAGGATTCGGTTTTCGGAAGAACAGCAAACAGGTGAGGTTCTTCCCGCAAAAAACAGACGAAGAGCCAGGCGTCTAACTAGAGCAGACCAAGGTGATCAAGGCTACATGGGCGGAGACTTAGTAGAAAAAGGCGTTCGCCATGACCGGGGTTACATACGGCACAAAGGAAGAACCCGACGCAAGGCACGTATTGATCCTCGAGTAGACAAACAACTTAGGGATCTTCATAAAGACCAGAGAGCAGAGCAAAAGAACCTGTTTGGGAGCTATGACACCAATGCTCCAGTGACACGGGCATCAAGAGAACGAACTGAGTTGCTCATCACCAGGTTGATGGGCGGAACTCCCCGTGATGAGATGGGGCCAACAGCTCTTGAAACAAGTGCCGCAAAGGACTTCGTGAAGAAGACGGGTTCTTCTGTGGGCTACAGCGTTGAAGACATCGAGTTCATTCGTAGGAATGACGCTAAAGAAATGACATTGGAGATGAATGTCAAGTCCCGGCTTGAAAACAAGCACGGACCTAAAAGCAGGAAATACACCGAAGAGTTTGCCAAGTGGAAAAGCACTCGTATCAATATCTTCAGGACAAGAGAAGCAGATCGAATTGCTGCTGAGAGACCTCGTAATTCAGCTGATCTTGTCAATGAAAAGCTAGAGGCTAAAAAGAAAACCATTCGTCTGAACGACCAGATTCGAGACAACCCCCGGAAGTATATTTCGCAAGGTTTGATTCAAAGATATGAGCGTCTTGATGGTGTCGATGAGTTGCCTGTAGTCCGTGAAGTGTTCATGGTGAATCATGGACCCAACAACAATTCCGTGGTGTACCTCACTGACGGCGTACCTGAAAACGCGATCAATCACCTCACGGATATTGACGCTAACCTCACGGTCAATGGATTGATAGATGAAGAAGGCTTTCGTTCGGTAGACCTCAAGAACACCGGAGGCCGATTCCAAATCGGTCGAGTAGTGTCATCTCGTAAAACACCCGACACGCCGTTGTCTCAGCTTTCGCCTGATGCACCCAACCGACGGCGTACCGGCAGTGCTTACGGAGTGGGGGGGACAAGTAAGAAGGTACAACCCCCAAGTGCTGATGATGCTCCTGGTGGCCGAAGGGTAAGTAAGAAATTCCCCGGCGGCTCCAACGTCAATCAAGTTGTTGGGCCTCCAAATAAATCACAGCCCCCGAAGCTCAAGAAAGCAGACTCCCCGTACAGCCAGGTAAGAAAGCCGTTCAAACTAAAGGCGGCTAAGTTCGGGCCTCGTTCTGACAGTAAAGAAGCCAAGAGTGGTAAGCGAAAAGACGCTGACGGCAAGACAATGAAGACTGCCAAGGGCAACCCTCTTTACAACAAAAGGATGTCTGGACTTGCACGGGTCAAACCTGCTGTCGGAAACAAAAAGGCGGAGCTGTTATTCCAGCTGCTGGCAATCATTGCTGGTGGTGGTCTGATTGGTGCTGCCGCTGGAGGATCAGATGCCGCCTGAAACACCGTTGACTAAGCATCAATTGCCTGCTGACAAGGTCCTTTCGTTCTTTGAAGTGGACCAGGCCAGTAAGGCTCTTAAGGATGTAGACTTCAGTATCCACGAAGAGGTGCGTACTCTGGTACAGTTATTTAGAGATACAGACCCCGCCGTGGCACTTCGTGCTCACACTCAGTTACGCAAGGTATTGAAAGAAATCGCTGATGCCTCAGGACTCATCGAAAAGCAAGAAGTCACAGCTGTCAACCAGGAGTCGGGGAACAGCGTCAAGCTCACCCGTACCGCCTCGCGAGTCTCAGCTGCTCTACCCGAAAACAGAATCAGTGCAATCTATGAAGACAAGCCAACCTTCGCCGCTGAATATCTCCCATCAAGTGTCGACGGAGATGAAGGAGATGGCCTCGACCGTACGGCAAATGGGTCCGATGGGCCTGGTGAGATCCGCCGGACAGATCCTGTATGACCTTGCAATTCGAGACGTTGACAAGATTCTCGGTTCTCGAGAGCAGTTTGCTGCTCGGCTCTACTCTTATCTGATTGAAAAAGACGAGCCTACCGAAAACTTCATTCGTCTCTTTGAAGTCATGTACCCCAATTCACTGGTCAAAAGCCACGCAATTACATTTGTTGCTTGTCTGGCTCGAATGGCCACAGTGGAAATGATCGGCAAAGGAATGCTGATTGAAAATAAAGAAGATTCAGACGAAGGCTGAAGGCAATACGTTCTTCCCTCTTCCTTCTGATTACGACACTCTTACTGATGATGGCCAGCGTCAAGCTCGCGTAAATGCTTGCCGTCAGTGGTTGGTGCCTACCAAAGAACCTACTGACAAGGCATTGAGATTTGTAGCCTCGGTCCTGTTCTTTGATCACTGGTACTTGTTCCCCGACGAGCAAGACGACTTTAACCCGATGTTCTATGACGAGGATCCCGTCCCTATTCCGGACGGGCATCTCGGCATCTACAAGGAGTGGGCAAACTCTCGAGCATCAATCACGATTGCACCACGAGGATTTGCCAAGAGCAATTGCATTCGAAAAGCAATCCTGCTGCAAATGATCACTCGTCCTGGCTACTCATTCATCTACGCGACATCTACGAATGATAATGCCAAGCAGACCGGTCAGATCCTGAAGACTCAGTTCACTGAGAATGAGCGGATCCACGAAGACTGGAAGCCAGAGTTCCCAGACAACAGGATCATTCCCAAGCGGGGCGAGGCATCATTCGGCATCGAGATGATGTACCTGAAGAATGGGTCTTGGTTCCGTGCAATCTCAGCTGAGAGCAGGCAGCGTGGTGGCCGTCCTCGTTGCTACGTTTTGGATGACCCCGAATACGATCCCCGTGCCTCCACCTCGATGTCGGTGTTGCGGTCTTACATGGACAACCTCCTGTTCAAGGTGGTCATGCCCATGGTCACTCGTCCAGACACCTCCATCAGATGGCTGGCCACGTTTGTCTCACGCCGGCACTACGCCTGGTATGCGATGGATACTCAGGAAACTGAGAAGGGGCCTCGGGCCAAGGATCCTCGGTTCGATCACTGGAATCGGATGGTGATCAAGGCGGCCTACAACGACGAAAAAGACAAGCTGATTTCATGCTGGCCTGAAATGTGGCCTGTGAGCCGAGAAATCAAGAAGACCGATCCTCGTCTCAAGGAGCGAATCTCCTTGGAAGAGATCCGCGAGATGATCGGGTCAGCCAACTTCGCGTCTGAATACATGGCTGATCCGGGTAGCAGTGACGATGTGTTCTTCCCCCCACTAGAGAAGCAGCACGCCTGGTCTTACTCCAACGTGGACGAGCTTCTTGGTGAGGCCCCATGGGGCAGCATGACTTCCATCTCTTGGTTGGGAGTGGGGGGGAAGGAAAAATCGAAGCCGATCTCCAGTTTCTTGGAGGAGTCATGGTTGTTCATGACCATCGACACCAGTTACACAGCGACCAGGGACTCAGACTTCAAGGTCTGCACGGTCATGGCTGCCACTCCAGACAACGAGCTGTTTGTCTTGGACATGTGGTCGGGCCAGTGTGACGAGAACACTCTGATCAAGGAAGTGTTCAAGATGGCGGATAAGTGGCATGTGCCTTCAATCCGACCTGAAGTGGTCAGGCAATCGATATCTCTCTACCAGAACCTTGATTCCATTGTGAAGCAGCGTGCCACCGAGATGGTGAATGTCTCATTCCTCCCGAAGGTTGTGCCCCTCAAGGTAGGGATGGTCTCCAAGGAGGCCCGGATCGCAGCTCTTCAGTTCAGGTTTGAGAACGGATTGATCAAGTTCCCTCTCGAGCGTCGTATGGATCGGCACTGGAAGGATCTGTATGACCAGATCGAGCAGTTCAATCCCGAGGTCAAAGACGGTGGACTGGCAAAGGATGACCATATCGACACGGTCGCGATGAGCGGTGCGATCTTGAAGGGTCGTATTGCTCGGCGGGAAGATGAGTACGAAGACGACCGAACTCCTGAGGAGCACATCATGGATGGAGACTTCACTGATGCCTCTGGGATTCCGTATGCCTATCGAATGAAAGGTCTTTCAATAGACCTAATCAACAAGATTGAGGACTCCTATGGACCCGAAGAATCAGGACCTTCACGAGTCTGATGCAAATCAGCACGTAACGATTCCATACTTCTTATATGAAGCAATGGCTCGGGCGTATTACGGCCAGGCCCGAGTTGCAGATCTTCCTGTTGAAGAACCTGCACCAGTTACGAAAGAAAAACCGAGCATGAAGGACTTTTTTTTCAATCCTTCAGATGTGCCCCCTACATGGAAGCCGGGGGGCCTTGCTGTCCGGGGAACTGTAAATGAGTCATCTGACGTTCAATCTACCCAAGAAGAAGATTGATATCTGTCGAGCCATTCGGTTCCATGCAGATCGGGAAATTGGCCGCCTGACCTACCGAAGGATCATGTGGCAGCTGAGTTACTACTACCTGAATGGGATGCGTCGATTCGATGTGTTCGATCCCAACACGGGTCAGTTGTCCCCCCACTACCTAGATGAAGACGGGAACATGGAGTTCCAGTCCCAGGAGATGCTGTCGGCAGTGGACAAGGCTGCTGCTCGTCTGGCCTCGATGGACTTGAGGCCCAAGGTATTGCGGTCAGGCACCAGTCTGCCCATGATCCGGCAGCGATCTGTAGCTCAGCTCCTTGCTGATTCCATGATTGCCGAGGATCAGCTGGCCGAAGTCAGCAGGCAGTTTGCTCATCTGCTGGTATCGCTGGGTTCCTGTGGAATTCAAGGGCACCTGGTCACTCACGAAACTATTGGGTTGACGGGTGATCTCGAGGTCATTCACCCCAAGGAACTCTTCCCGTTCCCAACACTGGGTCAAGATTACACCAAGAAGTGTGGCCTGCTCCGTCAGCGGATGGTGCCGCTCGAGACATTGGTCGAGAAGTTTGGCTCCCGCATCAAGAGCAATCTTGAGGAGATGGAGTACTACGAGGTCCAGACAGGCGACAACGTAGAGGATCTGACCGAAATGAACGATACGGGATATGCCCGTAATCCGTTCAACGATGATCGACCGGGCTATGAAAGTGGGGGGGATGCATCAACAACCACATTGGTGCGGGTCCGTGAGCTTTGGATGGACGGTCCTCGAGGCACTTGTTCTCGATACTTGATCTGTTCTGGCGACTACATGATTGAGGATCAAGACCTCAGAAGTACCCAGACTTACTGCCCGATCGGTTTCTGTCGGTTCATGGACTCAGGCACGTTCCACGGTGCTGGCCTGTTTGACTTGCTGTTCAGCATCAATCGTGAGATGGAGAAGATGCTGAAGTCCCTGTTCAACAACATCAGGGACATGGACAAGTACGGCGTTGTGGTGATGCCTCAGGGTTCGTTCAATGAGCGGTCACTGCTTCGTGAGGTAGGTAAGGGTCTGAAGATGATCTCTTACAGCCCTGACCCCTTGAACGACAAGTTCAATCCGTTCGTGATCTCCCCCCACAATGCGGGTGATATTCCGGGTAAGACTGCGGCGTTTGCCAAGCAGCTTATGCAGGGCATCAATCCTATTCAGGATCTGATTGCTGAAAAGGGTCGTGTGGATTCAGCAACTGGTCTTCAGTTCCTGGACGAGCAGATCAATCGAGCAATGACAAATCCCACGATGGGTGTTTCTCATGCGTTCGGTCAGGTCTATCGGGCTATGATTGCGAATGCCAGCCGCGAGTTGATGGCTACGCCAAAGACAGTTCCGGTTCACTCGTTGGACATTGATCTTGCGGGTGCTGTGATTGACTTCGAGCGTAGTGAGATCTCGTTCGAGAAGAACCCAATTCCAAATGTGGCATCTCTGACTTTCACGGTGAAGCAGATCAATCCTCGTTCTGAGGTTGCTCGTAAGCAGGAAGCAATGCAGATGCTTCAAGCTGGCCTCATGGATCCTGACGGCTTCAAGTTGTTTGCTTTGAAGGAAGGTTTGGACTTTGCCATGTATATGGATGAAGACCAGGCCGCGTACGAGCAAGTCGTCCAGAACATCTTGACCTTGTTTGGTGATGGTTCCCAGTCAGGTCAGGTCGTTCTTACTCCCCACACCTCAAAGCCTGAATTGCAGATTCGAGTACTTACTGCATTCATGGCCAGTCCTTTGATGATCAATGCAGATCCAAAGGTCATTGACGAATTCAAGAAGTACCGCGAATCGCTCATTCAATTCATGGGTGCGTCTCTGCCGGCAATGGTCCCGAATCCAGATTCAGTGGCGATGTTCGCCCAAGATAAACCGCCGATGCAGCCGGGTGCCCCCAATCAAATGCTCCAGGGAGCCTAGTAGATGTCTGAAACTGTTGATGGAACCCCTACCCCCGAATCTGAGACTCCAGCTGTTGAAGCTACTCCAGCTATTGATCTGGATCAGAGAGTCAAAGTTGGAGGAGAGGAGATGTCCCTCTCTCAGATTGCTCAACTCCGACAGAATGCACAGGAACTCTCGGAAGAGAATGAGGCCCTTCACGAATTCCGTGCATCGACGTTTCGGTTGATGAATCCCGGAACGGAAAACGAAGTTCGTAAGAGTGACCTCAAGAACATTCTTGAAGATGCTGGATATAGCGATGAGCAGATCCAGCATTACTCCTCCATTTATGACCAAGGTGGGCAGCAGGCTCAAGCACAAAGTGCTGCTGCACCCCCTGCACAGGCAGCACCTATGCAAGACGATCAAGCTCGTGAACAGAACCAGCGTCTCGAACAGCAGCTCTCCCAGATGCGGGCGAGAATGTTGAACGAAAACTTGGATAAGGCAATTTCTTCTGCTGTTTCATCCTCGGAAAATGGGAAAGTCCTGAACGAATGGATGAAGTCAAACCATGCGGAAGACAGTCTTGCGACTGCTAATTCGAGTCTTGAAAAGAGGGTTCGTGATAAGGCCCTCGAAAACCTCAGGATCCGAAGGAACCAGGCAGGGACGTTTGATGAAGCATGGGTGACGGATGAAGTTGCGAAGGCTGCGAACGATGTGGCTAAGGACATGCTCACGGTAATCGGCGACACCTCCAAGATTGGGCGTGTTCCGGAAACGGCGGGGCAGACCGAAAACCTGTATCGACAGAAGCCTGTCGAACTTCCTGAAGTTGGTAACAAGAACTTCGGGGAGATTGAGGGCCAGTTGCGTGACTGGACCTCTGATCAGATTCTTCGGTCGCTTGCCGATACTGGTGGCGACTCTAAATTGTGAGGTAAGTACCTATGGCTGGTGCTACTACTGGACAGATCTTCGAGAGCGAATCAGTTCGCATTGAAGAAATCCTGTCGAAGCAGATCGATACGATTCTGCCGACCCTCGACCCTATTTGGCGTGACACTGTTGTTACGTCTCAGGGCGTTGGTCCCGTTTCGGAGTTCTCCAAGGACTTCGAAGTCAACAAGCTCTATCGAACCGGTATGACTGGTGTCATCGAACAGGGTGCTCCTGTCAATGACTTCATGCTTTACGGTGATGACGCGACCAAGGCTGATCTTGGTGCTCGTCTTCGCGGTGATGCAATCAGTCGTACTTTCCCGGATCCGCTGGATGGTGCGAAGTCCAAGACTTTCGACCTTCGAGTTCCGATGCGGGCGATGTATACCAACCTGATGCTCACCCTTGGTGAGATGCAGATGGAAGCAACCCCCGCCGTCATCGGCGATGTGATTGCTCCTACGCTTCAGGGCTTTGCTCAGAACCTGTCGCACACGCTGTGCAACTATTGGTACGTGAGCCAGAACGATGATTATCGTCTGGGTACCATCGGCAGTGCCGTCCACTACCCTAACGTAGACCTGGGTGGAACTTCGGGTGCTAATACCACTGCCATTAAGTCGTCGAAGATTGTCCTGAAGAACGGTGCTTATGACCGATTCTTTGCGGGCCAGCGTATTGACATCTTTGCTGGTACTGCTGGTTCCGCGGCTACTGGCAACAAGCTCAATGGTGCTGATGACACGACTAGCCGTAACTCGGTCTATGTCACTGCTGTTGATGACATCAAGGGCGAACTGCATGTTGTTTCGGTTGGCGGATATCACACCAATCCAGGTCCTGACGACGTGATTGTCTACGCCAACAGCGGAAGTGCTACTAGCTTTACGGGTATTTCCGGTGTCAACTCCTGGCTGAAGAACACAGGAGATCTTCTTGGCAGTGATGCAATTGCAAATCACAAGATCGATGTGGATCTGCATCCTGAGTTCAAGTCCTTCGTGAAGACGGATGTTGGTGTCCTGACTGAGCACAAGCTTCGTCAGTACCTTCGTCGTTTCCACGTTGCCAAGGCCAAGCTCGGGCAGTCGATTGACAGCCTGGTTGCTTCTGATGGTGTCTGGCTCTCTTACGAGGCCCAGAAGATTGGTCAGTATCAGATCGATCGCACTGGAAACCTTTCCAGCCTCAGCAGTGAGGGTTCGTCCGAAGGCTTTGCCTTCACCTTTGAGGGTAAGACTTACAAGGGCCACACTTCGCAGTACGTCGAAGACGGCACCGTGTACGGTTGGAAGACCTCGGCGAATAACTGGAAGCGGTATGTGCCGCCTGATTACGCAGGTCTCCAGACCATGGGTGAAGCGGACAGTTATGTTCCGTTCCGATTCGTTGTTCCCGCCCTCACTGGCGGCAGCAGCGTGAAGTACCCGCTCATGAAGTCTTCGGGTGCAACCAATCTCATGACGGAAGCGGTCCAGATGCCGGGCATGCTGCGTATGCAGCTCATCCCGGATCAGGCTGCTGGTCTGAAGCTGTCGGGTGTTACGACTGACACTGTCTTCGGCGAATGATGAGTAAGTGACTGGGGTGGGGGTTTCGGCCCTCACCCCTTACTTCTGAGCAACTATATGCAGCAGTACGGCCCTCAAAATCCGAACGCTTTGGTTCCGCGACCGTCTCTATCTCTCCTTGAAGAAGAAGCAATACGGACTGGTCTTGAGGTCGAAGAACTTGAAGCCCTTATTCGCGGTAGCCAAGCACCCCCTGCTGTTGCCCCGGCCTTTTTGCGTAGTAACTCTGGGCCATCAATTGGTGCAGATCTTTACTCAGAAAGTTTTGCTAGGCAGGGTATGTCCCCAGGCCAGATTGATCGTGCCAACAGAAGTCGGTACGACAATACGATGCAGTACGGATCTGCTAATCCGAGTTTTGGTGCAAGGCTGTTTGCTGACACTGCACGGGCTGATCAACTGCACGGATCAATGGGTTTGTTGCAGGGGAGTCAAGACGCATTTATGACCGCTGGCCCTGCTGCTGTTGGTTCTGTTTTGGGTCCTCTGGTTAGAAATTCCCGGCCTGTTATGGGTGTAAAGACTGCGGTGGACGCAAATAGGTACGCGGGCCCTTTAGTAAGAAACACGAACAAGTTAGCAAGCGTAATTAACCCTTCGTTTACGAGAGGTGTACACAGCGGAACTCCTGGGGCGATTGTTGGGAGTCTTGCAAACAAAGGAATCACGTCACCAGTTCTAGATGAAGCACACCAAGTAGTGCATGGCGACAAGAACAAAGATGATCGAAGACTCATGAGTGCAGTGAATAAGTTTGGATTGATGAATGGAGCAACTTCTAGGTTGTTCCCCTTCCTTACTGGATTAGCCCGTTGACAAAGAAAAAGGGCGATATGAAGGGCTGTGGGATTCGGAATGGATGCAAGTCCAAGTCCGGTGGTCTTACTGCCAAGGGTCGTAAACGAATCAATGCTCGTACGGGTTCCAACCTCAAGCCTCCTCAACCAGGAGGTG